TTTTTTCCTCTGTATTGGAGGCGTGACCATATCGATAGATATATTCAACCCACCCACTGAACCCTGGGTGAACGAATGATAAACCATTCCTGTGCGATCTCGTTTTTGCATATGAGATGGAGTGAAACATGCCAGCAAAGGCACGGATATCAATTCCATTTGTATGAAGTAATATATGTGGGCTTCTATGCGTTTTTTCCACTCGTGCTCTAAAGTACCAGCAGGGGCGTATACCAACATGTTGTAGAAAGAACACAATTTTTGAAAATACTCATCATTCCCATCAGTTGTGTAACGCAACGAAGCGAACATTTTGTCCATATTACAATAATAAGGGGCGACTTGTCCTTTATATAGAGTTAATTTCATCGATAAGAATGAAACACCGTTAAATAACGAACCTTTTTCGCTTGTAGTATCGTGACCCATAATGGAGCAGACTTTTCTGTACATATCAGGAAATAAAGATTGCATGGCTGTATCATCTCCTAAAAGCGTGAATATTTCACGTTTAGGATCGTATAAGCGTTTAATTTGCAAAATAACATCGTGCAAAACATGCGTAAACAAGTTATGCAGAGTGTTCATAAGTAATGTAAGAAAGTGGCCTGACGGTTCTCCTTGTGAAAACCAAATCACGTTACCTCTGGCGTCTACCATGCGTTTGTTATAAAACACTTGGTCGAAATACCATTCAATAGCACCCCAATGCGCCTCCGGAGAGACTGTTTTTAAAAAATATAGAGCAAAATCAACGTATCCAGGTTGCATTCTACTATCTTGTTTTTTGAGATCGAAACCATAGGTTTCAGCAGCAGGATCAAACTCACCGAAACGCACGTCCCAAGTACTGGGCTTGTCGTCCATAGCATATCCTGTCCATGAAGGACAGGTGTCTGAAAAATATTCATATAGAGCACCAAGGTATTTGGCACCTATAACCCACAAGTGTAACTGTCCAACCGCTATAGATCGGGTAGCCTTGGCAGTCTCACGTAGTTCATCTTTCAAGAACAATTTAAAGTAAGTTTGAAAATCAAACGTATCCAACTCATAGCATGATAATACGTCGTCTCGATAATGTCTTGCAATTTCTTTTCTATCTTTAGTAAAACCCAGACCGGCTGATGTTTTCTTCCTTAATTTTCCGGAGATTGAATGAGTCATAAGTTCTAGCACTTTTTCAAATGGTAAAACGTTGTTCATGTAAATCTTGAGACCTGGAAAATATGAAGTGAATTCCTTCAACACGCGCTCCCCCAGTTGACTAGAGGTGACAGGCAAAGTGAATTCCTTAATTACATCATCGTATAAAGATTCTAATGTGGCATGTCGAATAGGGTTGAAATATTTAATCATTCCCAGTTCGATATCAGAAAGCTTCAAATTCGCCGGAGCATAAGAACTCTCAGGCAAATCGGCAGGTTCATAGGTAGTGGGCGAAAATTTTGACTTAGTCACCGTTCCTTGAGCACCAAGGTTACCTAAAGAAATGAAATTGTATTGATCTGATTCCGCTGTTTTATAATATTTGGCTTGTACGTTACAGCGAAAACGTACAAGCGCAAGGTCGAAAATCCCGGTCAGAACTAGTTTTTT